TCAGAATTTTGCCAAATTTCTTCTACATCCGACAACACATTCATAAAAGTATCGTCAATTTCAAAATTATGCTTACAGACAAATTCGTATAATGTGATTAAGTTATAATGATAAAAATCCAAGCGTCTGACTTTATCATCAGGATCCCAAAAACTATGAGCATGCAGAGTTTCTCGACGTTCGATTTCATCTTCGAACTCTTTTTTCAACTGATAGGGGAATTTTAAGCAAATTTCTAGTTTGTTTTCACGCAGCTCTACATATATGCTTTTGCTGAGATCAAGGACTCGAAAGCCTTTGCGCCATTTGATATTTTGCAGTTGAGGTCTGTAGTCAAACCCTGCCGTGGCTGACATGGTCTTGTATTTTTCCAATAATTTTATGAGGAAATTTGCCTGATTTTTAGTAAGCTCACTGCCATTGATAATTTTTTCATGAAAACTCGATATAGGCGAGAAATCCTGACCTTGGATTGAGATTTTCTGTTGACTGACCCAGTGGTAAAACTCTGTGAAGATGTCTTCGGCAAATTCTGATGGTAGCATTATTCAAGTATACAGCCTTGATTTACGGTTGTCAACTGAATAATCTAGAAATCGGAGTGCCTCGACGTATTTCTTCAACGGTCCACTCAGTGTGGCATAACTTCACGAACCATTCGGACCTGTCAGGCACATAAGGATCGTCCAGTTCCGACCATTTGATGCTGAGATCTGCGGCTAGACTAGACGAGTCACACAGAATAGGAACACCATTTATAGCTGCTTGAACAGCTGGTCCACTGTTGTGGTTAATCACACAGTGATAATTGTAAAAAATATCAAAACTGTCATATGTGTTGGGTACAAGTACAGGTCTTTCTACTTCTACTCCAGACTGTTTGAACGGAAACGATGACCGAGGGTGATACCTCACACGGATTCTTCTATGGGTATGCTGTTTTATTTGTTCAATGGTGTTTGCCACCCAATCTTTCATGGCCGGCATGCCTTGCCATTGAAGACTTTCTTGATGTTGACAAGCAATGAGTATTTCGCCTCGACGTGTCATAGGAATTGGCTGCAATTTAACACCTAATTTTTCAGGCCTATCTGAGTCGAGGTCGATATCGTTGCCAAATTTGCCAAGATTATTAATATGGTCAAGGCTGATCCGCCAAGTTTCACCTCTTTTTAGATTGCCTACTTCTATTATTAGTACAGGCTTGCCTTGCTGCTGGCATCTTTCATAAATCAGTTTATTTTGTCGCATTCTACCAGCCCATAGCACAGACCATATCACTGAAACATCTTCGTTGTCAGTGACAATGACATGTCCTTGTTGTCTCAACCCGTGTTCAATTGCATCAAACACTGGGGGACTATTCAAGGCACCATATTCTCGATATAATCTGAAGCGCATAATTTTAATAAATAATCTACGTAGTTAATGTTGCTGTATATTTATAGATCATGAATAAGATAAAAAAAAGACTGAGTAAACTATCAAAGAACACAACCAACGCATTGGTAATTGGAACCGCATTTGGTCAATTAGCACAGCTGTTGGATTTATATTCAACAATCTTTGTTGTGAATGAAAGTGACACAGAATTAAAAGCAAGAAATCTCATTTATAGGCAAAGCATTGAAAGATTAGACAGCATCGTAAATGTTGGAGCAGTATTTTTTGACATCACTCATATCGGTAAATTAGAAAGTCTGCAGACATTTTGGAAAAAAAATAACTCGTTGATATTCATCGAAGGCGGAGACGCTCTGCCTAGAGAACTTTCAAAACCATTATACGATTCAGGATGGCGCTGCACAAGCCTCCAAGGAATATTTCACGTATGGGAAAAACAACAATGAAAATAGCAGTAGTAACTACCTTTCATCCAGAAGGTTTAAAAAAATACGGTCAGAAGATGATAGACAGCTTCTGCGAAAACTGGCCAGAGGAAGTAACGCTTCATATCTACCCCGAAGAATGTAATCCTGCGATTAGAAATCACAATCATGTTACATTAAAAAGACTAGAAGAAGTATCAGAGCTTAATGTATTCAAAGCAAAGTGGAGAGATGTTCCAAAAGCCAATGGGGATGTCAGCGACGATCCTGTAAGATCTAAAAGACGTGATTCGGGTAAAGGATTTAAATGGGATGCTGTGAGATTTGCTCACAAAGTCTATTCGATCTTTGACTGTGCTAGAACCACAGATGCCGACATTTTGTTATGGATGGATGCCGACATGATCTGTCACAGTCCTATCACAAAAGAAACTATTTTACGCCTATGCCCAGCAGAAAAAGATTTGTGTTTCCTAGGAAGAAAAGGAAAGTTTAGTGAGTGTGGGCTATATTCTATGAATCTTAGATCGCCAGCTGTACAAGAATTCTTAAAACGTTTTCAGGCGATGTACGATGACGCAGAAGATGGCATTTTTAAATTAGCCGAATGGCACGATAGTTTTGTATTCGATGCTGTAAGAAACTATGCTAGAACAAATGAATTAGATTGGAGCGGACACCTTATTACCGGTGAAGGCCATCCTCTGATCAACAGCGAATGGGGTGCGTACCTCGATCATCTAAAAGGCAAGCGCAAGGATTACGGTAAGAGTCTTATAGCAGATTTAAAGATTAATAGAAAAGAGGGATATTGGCAATGAAACAAGTACACGGTTTGTGGTTCCCAGATTATGATACACATTTTCCTAGGATGCTGGAAAAGAGTCTTAAAAATGACGGAGTAATAAGATATCAGTGGCGGGCTAGAGATGCTGCGGTTGCCGCTTGCGATCAACATAGAATATGCATTGACATCGGCGCCAATGTTGGATTGTGGGCTTGCGACCTTGTTAAGTCGTTTGAACAGGTGATTGCATTTGAGCCTGTGGCTGAATTTAGAGAATGTTTTCAAAAAAATGTTGCTTCTTCAAATTACGTTATTCACCCAGTTGCGTTAGGTAGAACTGAAACAATGATCGAAATGAATATCGTTCAAGGAAACACCGGCCATAGTCATATAGATCCAACATCTATTGGCAAAGGAACGATTCCGCTTAAAACTTTAGATTCTTTTAATTTTACAAATATAGATATGATTAAAATTGATGTCGAGGGATTTGAAGAAGAAATTCTTGCTGGAGCTATGAAAACTATAGAATTTAATAAACCAGTGATTGTAGTAGAACAACAAAAGCATGAATACAAAGATGCAATAGCTGATAAGCCATCTATAAAAATATTGGAATCTTGGGGATACCAAGTTATTGATCAAGTCAAGAAAGATTGGGTCTTAAAATACACAGGCGTTCGCGCATAAATCTCCATGCTTCGCCAGCAGCAACTTCATCGTCATTCCAATGACTTTGGCTTATTCTATGAATCCACTCTGACCTATCATGCATGGTCGGAGTTTCAATTAAACTTAAATCTGTGTCGCACACAGGCCATGTTTGACTCTGTTGAGGAAGAGGATCTGTAACAAACACCGGAACTCCATTAATTAAACTGGCAATCCCGGGGCTACTGTTGTATGTGATTGTTGCCCAGCAGTTTTTTAAATCTTGTAATATACTTGGGTTAGTACTTACATGATACTTTTTCGAAAATTTTAAATGATCTTGCCTTCGATCCCCTGGATGTTTTCTTACTACTATTGGTCTATTAGTATATTGTCTAATTTTTGCCACAGTCTGATCTAACCAATCCTGCACATTACTTCCACACATACTCCATCCGTCTACACGTTGTAAACAAATTAAAATATGGTTACCGGCAGGGCGCCAGTCTAGCATATGAATATTTAATTTCTTACTGATTGCTTGCCACCTCGAGGTATCAAGTTTGTTATCAAAGTAAAATCCAGTGGTTGGAAATATTCCGTTGAGACTGTATCGAAGATAATAATTTTGAAGATCTGGATTTGAAAATTGAAAAAGATTACTATCGATGACCACAGTGTTAGGGTTGGAATCTAAAATACCACGTCTTAGCAATAAGTGAGGTCTAGAAATATCCTGATGAACAAATCCCTGTATGACTGCTACATCGCTGTTAACGATGTTAACGCTTTCAACGATTTCAACAGTGTCACCGCAACGCCTAGCTCCTTCGCCAAAGCGTTTTAAAACAGCTAACTTGATTGCGTTTTTATTCTGCGGAACTGCTGCTAGATATATTGCTATTTTCATTTAATATTGACCAGGCGTAACCATTACGCATTTCTTCTTCGGTAAATTGCGAATATGCAAGATGGGCAGCCCACTCTTCTACTTCATCAAGCGTTGGAACTTTGAGTTTTTCAACTTCAGTTAAACTGTTGGAACATAATAAATGTGCGGCATTCGGACCCAGCGTGATAGCAGGCTTGCCTAGTAATAATGCTTCAGTGGCTGCGATACTATTAAATGTAACCAAACAATGTACATCTTGAGATAACGCCATTGCCAGGGTATCGTCGTGCATTCTAGTAGATCGACTTTGTTTTAAACGAACAACGATATTTCTATCGGTGTGATTTTTTAGTGTGGCCATGGTTTCTTCCATCCATTGATCTAAGTCCAAATCAAAGAATTTCATAACCTTGGCACTTGGCGGGCATAGCAGGATGTTACTGCCTTTTCTAAACTTGCTTGGTCTCCATCCAGTGGCGGATAAGCGATCTCGTGGACGAGTAACTATGGGATAAATGTTTTGCAAATGATTTTTAGTTATTCGATGATATAATTTTTTCTTGCCGTTGCCAAAATATCCAGTGTCGATATAATAAAAATCTCTACCAGTATCCCAGCAGGTATGAATCTGTTTACGTTTGGCAATTCCTCGAATTACCACAGGGGTCATATTGCTTTCAATCATGTCCCAGGTAGTTATTTGGCCACCCGCACCAATCATAAAATGTTCTAACATAGGATCGTATATATTTCCTTTTCTAGCGTATCTGAATTCACTGTCTACGGCAAATACTCTTTTTGGAGATAGGCTCTTATCAATTTCGTCTATCAAGTCTTGGCGAGTAACAGTGTAATACTCATTGCTTGAGTCTATTCTGTATTCTATCATCTTATCGATAATATTATTCATCTCGTCTGGCAATGTAGCAAACTTATGGGCAACAGGTGGAGAAATCAATGACCGTTCATACTGATTTTTCTCTTCAGCCCACTGATATCCGTATTCGCAGAATTTATAATTATCGAACCAAGGCCCACCTTCCGTATAATGTATGGCTTTAGGTCGTCCGTCCTCGGGTTCGTGATACCAATTCACCAACCAATTATATTCGTGTGTTATTGGACCGACCAGATCATCAGTCAGCCATTGAAATCTATGAAAGAACTGACCGGTATGTTGTTCACTGCTAACAGCCTCTGGAGTTAGCGCACGATTAGCAGGATGTCCACAATTCCATAAAATTAAAGAACTCCAATTTTTTCTTGGATACGGCAACTGTTTACAGCCGTCCATCTTATCGCCTTCTGGCGGTGTGTAATCGTGTTGCACACACATCACAGCATATTGGTCTTGTGCCTGTTTAAAAATTTCTTCCACATCACACTGGAATAAAAAATCACAGTCGCAAAATATTGCCCATCCAGTATATTCTGTTAGATGGGGAACAAGAAATCTAGTGAATGTAAATTCTGTTGAACTCAGCGCATCCGGTTCTCTAGTATAAATTCCTGCTTCTCTTAATTCGGATTGTTTGAGAGGAATAACCTCAACACCTTGGCTTCTAGCCTTGATACTGTATTCACATATTCGATATGCGATATCTTCTCGTGGGTCGTATCCGACAAATATTTTCATTACTATGTCCTCTTGATGATATTTACACGGATTTCATTTTGGTTGATTGTTTATTGGCAATAAACCAATCTCGATAAGGGTGTGCTTTGCCCTTGCCGCCGTACGATGCCATATAGGTCAGCACAATATCGTGTATACTGCTATTAGCAGTTATTCCGTCTCTAATTAGGTACATATGAGTCTTTACAGTGTAAGCATTAGAATGATCTTTTATTAGATCACAAATAACTTTATTCCCACTATATAATGCACCCATGTCTCTACTATTCATTTTTGTAAAAATATTTTCTTTAGAATCTATGGTATTTTTTTTAGCAATGACTACAAAGTCTTGAGTATGCTTTCTCGACTCTTTAGTGGTTATTTTTCCGTAGGGTTGATCAAAGTCCCACCCATGAAAATGCCAACCTATCAAGGATAGATCTTGTTCATTATTCTTAACTCGTTTAAGTTCCTCAACAATTATATTAATTGCATCATCTGTAAGCCATAAGTCTGATCTAAGTTTAATAAACAATGTTTCTTGAATAGAGTCTAACGCCCATAATAAATCAAAAATTTGAATTGCGCCCCTTGCATCGTGCTCGTCATATATACAGAATGGTCTTGATTTATTGGGTTTGGTAAAATTATATATCGTTACGTCGTCTACGGTTCTTAATTTTTCAAATAATCGATTATGTGTATCTTTTGTGATTACACGATGTCGATCAAACCCTGTATAGATTATTGCAATCATAAGTGTAAAATTTTTCCAATAAATTGTTGTTCTTCTAACAAATATTTTTCAACTTCGGCAGCGTACAACACTGACGTATTGACAATTAACGGAGTACTAAAATTAGTAGGTGTTGAAATAGGAACCTGTGTTCCTGGTAAAAACTTTCCTAATTTATTTCCGTCCTTATCAACTACTAATAGAATTTTATTTTTTTGTTCTGTTGAAAGCAAAGATGCAAAGGTCACAGCGTGAGCGCCAGCGCCATATATTATAAAATTATCAACGCTATCTATGTCTTGTAATATATTAGCAACTTTTAATTTAGCACAGTCTAATCTAAGTAGGATATCAAAATTTGAATTTTTAAATACCATCCCAAGGTGGGCGTTGTTTAAGAAAAGCCTGCTATTTACAGATACAAGACCTGCATTTGCTCCTGCTTTTGAAAGACTAGAATTGCTAAAATATTGTATGTGATCGTTAAAGAAATCAGTTAACCGTTCAATTAATAGTATATCATTGAGATTAGGAACTTCAATGTAAATTACTCCGTTGTCCGTTAATATTGACTGACATAGTTTTAAAAATTCCACAGGATCGGTCACGTGTTCAATAACATGTCTTGCTATAATAATATCAAATTTTTTGTTGATCTTTGATACAACATTTTTATTGAAAAATTCTGAGTAATGTGTAATATTAGGATTATTATATGAATCTACGCAAGGGTCAACAGTAGTAATCACCATTTGATTTTGAAAATAGTTTGCAATTTCTCCCGAACCCGAACCTATTTCTAATAATTCATTACTAACTAAATTTAAATTAGCTTCAATAAAATTTACAATGTCTTTTAAATTAGTTGACATAGCTGTGCTAATAGATTTTTTTGTAATGTAGTTAGCATCGGTATAGATATTTTCTACTGCATTAGAAACGTAGGTAGTGTTTACAATATGGAAACACGGTCTACATATTCCCGCGGTAAAGGAACTATATTTTATTTCAAGGTTACTATCTGAAAATAGTTGCGCTGACGATTGAGGAATTTTATTAAAAATGTTGTAAGACTCTGTATCTCCTCCGCAAATAGGGCAGTGACTAATCATCATGTCGAGTCCTTCCATTTTTCATAATAGGCCAGTGCCGGTTTCATGTGTTCTGGTTTCCCTGCTGAAACGTAACTATTAACATACTCCCAATACACTTCTAGATCAGTCGGGTATAAATCAAAATATTTCCTAATTAAAAATATATTGCAGATTACTGTTGCGGCAACACTATTTTGAACAACAACCCATCGAAACAATTTATTACCGCTTCGCAATTTATTTCCACTCAACTGTGATAGTCTTGCATTTATTTTTTCTAAACTAATAATACATTCTCTACGTCCTATAATAATAAAATCCTGTACAGTGTTTGGTATTATGTTCTCATCAACATGTGACAAGTATGTTTTTTTATATTTTCTACCAGCATTGTCATTAATTAAATCTGACCCAAAGAAATAAACTCCTGCTTTTTTATCTACAATATCCTGCATTTCTTTTATAATAATTTCAATACTGTCATCAGTAAACCACGTATCAGTTCTCATTCTAATTACAATTGGTTCTACAGTTCGTTCAACACTCTGTACAAAATCCCAAACTTGCACAGCACCCCCGGCCGCTCTCCTATATGTTCCTTGCGCTGCGTTATCTGCGCCGCCTTCATCGTAGGGGCAAACTGGCCTATCCGGATCATTTTTTGTAAAATTGTAAGTATTGACTTTGCCAAATTCTGTTAGTCTGTCGATAAGACGTTGATGATTTTCTTTAGCAATATCTTGATTGAACCTGATATCTCCGTTGTATATCACTGCTATCATAGATAATCCTTTAAATTATCTGAATTTCTTTTTATATTAATAGCAACAGCCCGAGGGTAAGGATTAGCTTCATTGTAGTCGTTGATCAGCACACGTTTGGTATTTGGAAGACCGCTGATTAATTCGTAATTGATAAATCCAAGAGAATTTAAAATTTCAACAGTTCGATCGTCATACTTCTTTGGCCGAGCAGTGGTAAAGATAACTTTAGATCCAGCAGCTATCAACGATTGTATACGTTTTACATTTTCTTCTAGAGGAATTGGATCTTCGCTGTATCCGCCTTTTGGCTGTGCTTTAATTATAGTTCCGTCGATGTCGCAGAATAACACAGCCTTGTCGTTGAAGGCAAACCACTCATCGGCGGTGCCAACATCTATATAATCTTTAACTCTTTTTTCTAAAAATATTTTATGATTGTTTAGACAATCTTCAATGATGTGGCTGACAAATATTTCTCCAACATCTTTATTTTCTAATTTTTCAAAGGTGTCGCAGAACAGCTTTGCTGATTCAAATTTATATCCGCCGACACAGAACTTATTAGAAATTACTTCTTTCTCAATAATGTTAGTGATAATACCTTGGTCATTAGAAATAATAAAACTCTTAGATGAGAGACGTTTTAAAATTTCATGTTCTGCAATAGTTGAAACGCATACGTAATTTCCTTCAGCAACATCGTGATTAAAGTAACTGTCACAGTCTTTAATCAGTATGTCTGAATGCAGATCAATGCCCGATTGCTTGATGATCTTATAGACAGTTTCAGCCGGACCCTTGGTCCTCTCTTCGAGTATTATAATATTAATTTCTGGAAATTCTGAGTTAAGATATTGAGTCACACTGTATGCCTGTTCATGCTCTCTTAAAATACCCATAGTAATACGATATTTGCCAATGAACGGTTCGATGCTTCTTTCAATCATCATTTTACCTGTATAATCTGTTAGAGTATACTTAGGACGCATATTAGGAAATCTTGTTGACAATCCTGCCGCTGGTATAATTACTTCCATAATGTTATTAAACTCTCTAAAATAAATTTTTGTTCTTTGGTCTTTGGAGTCGTGTATCTCCAGACCCTTAGCAGCATTAATATTAACAGATAGTCGTCGGCTGCTTCGGGGAATGTCTGTAAAATACTATTTTGTATATATTCTAACTTGATATCTAATTTTAAATGTTCTTTACGTATGAACCATTTGCACTCTAGGTCTTGTCGCATTTTTGCAATGTCAAATACCCAAGAATCATAATTTGTAGTAACAGCGTCAATTAAATAAAACTCGTCACATTCAGAATACAAAATATTTTCTAAGGTCAAATCACCGTGGTATACAGATTGTGGCAATTTTTTAGGTAATTTGTCAATCAAGTCGTCAACGGAAAACGGAATAAGGGGATGTAGCTTTATTCCTTTGAGATTTTGATAGTATGTATCTGTATAATCTTTTTCTACAGAATTTTTTGATAGTTTAGTAATTATTTCTTCGATGAATTTAATCAAGTGGTCGGGTGATCTAGATTTTAAATAATTTTTTATATCAAGCCCATGAATGTATTCTAAGTCTAATTGGTTATCTATTTTAGAATATATCTTTGGAACGGGAAAACCTTGAGATTCTAAAAATGTTAGTCTTTCAAAGTTCCGTTCAATATTATTAATTTTCCTGACAAAAACTCGATCAGTTTCTTGAATTAAAAATATACTGCTACCAGAAAACCCTTCAAGTTCTTTTATTACGTTAGGCATCATTGGATTTTGCGCCTGCCTTTAAATGTTTTCTTATAATATCTACCAACTTGCCTTCGGCATGCAACAATCCAACAATATTATGTTCATTGGGTTTAGATAATTTTATTGTATTAATTTCATATCCAGTCTCAACAATTAATCGTTTATGTCCGCTGTCGCCAATGCCATCGTCTCGATGATCACCGAAATATATTACAGACTTTCCATCAGGCGGAGGTAATCTAGATCCTTGAACAGAGTCTAAATTGTAGGCCCATGACTCGGCTTTGTCACCACCTATGTGTCTAACTTCGTTGGCTATGGTAGTTCCTTGAGGAGTAAATGCCAAAACACGATGAGCTTGAATTTGTGGTTGATGATACAATGCTCCCCATGCACCCATGCTAGAACCAAATGAAAGTGCAGGACTTCCGTGTTTATCTAAAGCCCGCTGGATGTCATCTTTCCAATGATCTCTCATATACCAAAAAGAATCTTTGTCTTGAAACTTTACATAGGGACGGCCTAATTCATCTAGGATATTGTTCCATTCGTCGGTGGGTCTTTTTCTTCCTACAAAACAAAAAATTGCTCGCATTTTATATTCCTAACATTTCCAACGCTTTTCCTGATGCCATTTCGCTGATGTGAAATTGCCCATAAGATAAATGGCAACCCCAAGCATATAATTTATCTTGGTCTGGATAGTAGGGATTTTCAATCTTTGAAAGATCCTGTAGACTAACAGGACTTGCGGCATTTGTTGGCGCAAGGGTGAAAGCAGGAATACCATAAAATATACTTTCTACGGCTGCTACACTATTAAAAGTGACCAACGCAAATACGTCATCGTCTAATGCTGATTGTAGAGTGTCTGTGCTAATTCGATCAATTCGCTTTGGAGCACGTTCTCTTACAACAACGGGTCTATCTGTATATTGTTTTAGGTTATTAATTGTATTTTCTATCCACTCTTGTTGGGTGGTATTATAAAATTTGCAAGGTTTTTCGTCAGGAGCTGCAATTAAAATCTTACGACCATCTTTTTTCCAAGGCTTAAACGTTTTATTAAAATGTTTAAATCTATCATCGGGTCTTGAAATAATTTCACCGTGTTGCAGATCATTCTTTACAATACGATGCCAATACTTCCAACCATTGGGATTGCTTGAAGATTTTTCATTTCCAAAGTAACCGGTGTCAACGTAAAAAAAATCTCTGCTGTCTTGTCGGCAACGTTTCATGATTTTGTGTTTCATAATGCCCCGTAATATAATAGGACCTGTGGTGTTTTCGTAAACAAAGTCTTCGGTTGATATTACTGTTCCTCCGCAAGATCTTGCTAATTTTTCTATGTATTCATCGGTGCCATCTTTGCTTAAGAAAACCCAATCTTTCATTTTCTTTCAATGTCCTCTTCGGTGCATTGTTCACCAAATTGAATTTCAATAACTTTCAACGGTGTACTGCCTTTATTAACTAATTGATGCCATTCCCCTCTACCGATATATGTCTGCATGTTTTTCATCACAAAGTTTTTCATCACTGTATTGTCATCTGCATCTAGAGTATTAATTGTCGCAGTTCCTTCAGTTACAAACCAATGTTCATGACGATATTGATGGCGTTGCATTGATAAACTACATCCAGGATTAACAGTAAGCTCTTTTAATTTCATTTCTGCACCGTCTTGGTGTAGTACACGATAGTAGCCCCATGGTCGTTCTGTTTTAGGAGCTTTCCATTCTTGTAGAATCCACGAACTAGAATTCATTTTATTTTCTCCACCAACTCCGAATACAAATGATAGATTAGAATCTATAACATCCATTTCTGGAATGTTATCTTTAGTTCTGTCACCGCCGTTGGCGAATATCAGTTCAGCATCGGGGTAATGTGCCCTTGCTTGTTGAATAAAATGTTTTGCTGACCCGTCGTCGTCATCAAAGGTATAAACTTCGTCGACCATTGATAGATTGTTGATAATGCAGAGTCGTTCATTCCACGGCATAAAGGCAGCGCCTTTTTTACGAACCAGCCAATCATCAGAATTTAATCCAACAATTAACATGTCACCTAGAGTTTTTGCAGCTTTGAAGTAGGCAATGTGCCCGGAATGCAGTGGGTCAAATCCACCAGTGATTAAAACAATTTTCATGCAGATATTTATCTGCGTATATTATACAGTATTTAAAGACTGGCGTCTTCTAGACCTGATACTCGTAGTTTAACAATGTTGCTGAGATGCCATTGTTTCTGATCAAGTGCTTTGATAATACCCAACCACTTGTTACGTAACAAGGCAAAGTCGTTGATGATCTTTTCAAAATCTACAACGTCAGCTTCACCTTCTACGAACTTTTCACAGTCCCTTGAAGATAAAGCTCGTTGATAGTTTTCCAAATACTTGCGAAAATGTTGACTACGCAGTCTACGAAGTTCAATGTTTAAGTACTCAAGGATACCTTCAATTTCTTGAAGTTGATTAAAGCGTTCTTCCACGATGCCGGGCATTTGCGAACTTGCCTTCTCGATGTTACCCGCTATGCGGACATCTTGTTTTGCTTCAAGTAACTCAGCTTCATAATAGGCCGCAGCATCTGGAATGTTGCTTATATCTTTACTAACCTTGTCGTACCAATTCATTTATTCCTCTTCATCGTAGCTGTCAACATCTTCTTCGATTTCTTCACCGTCGATGGCGTATGTGATAGCTTCGTCAAGAAAAGGATCGACTCCTTGCAGACTGTCCAACACACTTTCTTTGATACCATAATCTAACAATGTGTTTACGAAATCAGTGGCCACATCCGGTCTTTGTTTTTCAGGGATATGTCCAATTACCACATGCCATAGGTCAGCAATTAAATCCTCTTTCATTGAGCTTCCTCCAAGTCTGGTTCAACTGTAGTAGTTATCTCAGATGTGGAAATTTCACCGTGTTTAGAAATGTCTGCCATAGCAATGTCTAGACCGTCTTTCTCATTGCGTTCCCAAGCCTTGCGGAACTGCTTGATGATCTCACCGTCTTTGGTAGTGTATACAAGGCTGTTACCTTCTTTCTTGAGCATGCCTTTGGCTTCGAACAAGTCGACTAATCCACTATACGGACTCATACCTGTTTCATAAGGAATCTCAACCTGTACACTTTCAAACGGCTTTGCATACCGAGTTTTCATGATCTTACAAGCAGCACGGATGCCTTGCACAGTTGTAGTCTTATTGCCATCTGCATCAAGTTTCAACTTCAACTTGCGCATAGCAACAACGATTGAACTTGCATAGATAAACCCTTGACCGCCTGAAATTTTATCATCTGGATCAAACATGTCTTGACTTGCGTAGGTGTGATTGGTACATACCATACCGATGTTGTAGGCACCAAACATGTTTACACAGTTGCGAACAAGTGCTGTTAGTGCCTTAGGCTTACGGCCCATGTCACCCTTCATATCCCCAGCCTGAAACTGATTAACGTCGGTGGGAGTCAGTAACATGCCCAAGGAATCGATGATAAACAAGATCTTAGGACGATCTGCTTCATCCATGGTTTTGTATTCTGCAATGAACTCTGTGATAGTCTTTGCTACATCATCGATCATGGCCATGTTAAGTTTCAACAACTTGTCTGGACTTGTATCGACCCCAAGAGCATGCAACCATTTTTCGTCGAGTGCATTTTCTGTATCGATCAAGATAGGATAGATACCTTGTGCTTGTGCGTTCTTGACTAGATTGCCTGAACAGATAAATGATTTACCTGCACCACTTTCACCTGCAAACACAGTAACCTTGCCCAACGGAATGCCGCGATCAAAGTATCCGCTGATAAGATAGTTTAATGCGTAGTTGTTTGTACTAACCCAGTCAGTTGGGTCGTTGAAGCCAATACTTAAACCGTCGATAGATTTAGTAATTGACTTTCTAAATTTAGAAATATCAAATGCTTTTGCCATTATTTTTTTGCCCTGTTGAGAATAGAGTGTGAGTTGCCCCACACTCTATGTTTAGTCTTACTGCTTCTGACGATTGCGAATCATGGCAAGGATGTCTTGCGCACGACTGTTGTCACCTGCGGGTGCTGCGGCAGCTGGAGCAGTGTTGACTGCTGGTGCTGGAGCATCATCAATGTGATCATCAACTGGAGCAGCGGCTGTTCTGGCAGCTGGCTTGTTAGGATCACCAGTGGCTTGACTCATACCTGCTGGTTTGAAATACTGACCCCAACGTTCCATGTCATAGGCTTCACCATCTACGGAAGCTTCAAACATTTCTTTCATGACCTTGAGTTCCACATCAGTGGGTTTCTTTGGCAAGAATCCGCTGAGATCAAACAGACCATTTGCTGTTACTGCTGATGATTCAACATCTGTCAGCGAACGCTCACGTCGGCTCCACTTTGAAGTAGAGTAGTCAGCAAAGCCACCTTTTGATGTCTTGGCAATACGGAAGTCCAGACCTTTCAGATAGTCTGTTGGCAACTCATCCAATTCTGGATCCATCAACGCTGAACGGATGATAGCGTAGATCTGAGGTCCGATGATAAATCTACGGATGGGATTTTCTGGAAGTTTGTCTTCCTTGAGTGGATCTTCAACAACAAAGCCTTGGAAAATGTATGAACGCTTTTTCCAATACTTACGACCCATTTCTTCAAGACTCTTGTCTTTGAACCAACCACGCACTTCTGATAGGATCGGACATGCTGTACCATCGTTGTACATTTCCACACATGGAACCTGTACCTGTACTGATCTGCTGTCTGTTTCGCCCTTGATGCCAGCGAATGGCAATTTGATCATTGCACGTTCTACCCAGAAGAATGTGTTGTTGGGATTGCCATCAGGTAAGAAACGTACGACAGCTTCTTTGCCTTCTTGCATGTTCCAATGTGGGTAAATTGCATTGTCTCCACCGCCGGTGGATTGTCCTGTGGACTTTGATTGTGCTTCTTGAAGTTTCGCACGGATTTCTGATAATGTTGCCATTTTAAATGCCTCCTTGTGTTATGCCTAAAATGTTTATATGCCTTATGCACATGTTTTATTATGCGCTTTTTATTTATCAAGGTCAATGATTATCTACGTATTTTTTGATTTATCTTACCAAAAGAAAAAGCGGGTCAAGCCCACTTTTCTTTATACTTTGCCATTGCTCGTTGTCTAGCCAGCCATAATCTAAACTTCACATAGTCCGATAGTTCATCTTCGACTACCTTACCAAACTCTGCACTTCTTCGATTACGGCCAAAAGTAACCTCATCGTCTATTATGAGGTCACTGTCTTCTAAATCAAATTTACTTTGCTGGAACAGCGGGCTTTGCGTCTGCTTTAGGTGCGTCCTTCTTTGCACCGTCACTTTTTGCAGGCTTTTTCTCTTCCTTCTTAACTTCAGCTTTAGCTGGAGCACTTGCTGCGGCAACTGGTGCTGCTGGCTTGGCTTCTTCTTTCTTAGCAGGTGCTTGTGCAAATGCTGATACTGCGAACACGGTAGCGAGGATTGCGATTGCTGATTTCATTTTAAAGTTTCCTTTTAGTTAAGTAGGAATCTCTACCCCTACATATATATAACGCGGTAGCCAGTAGAGTTGTTGACAATCAATATAGCCAAAAGAAAGGGCACCTAAGTGCCCAATCTAACTGCTACGAAACTTATTAATAGCCTGCTAATTCTCTAATACGTGATAGTTCTGCTGATTCTTCCTGACTTAGTGCTGACTCGTCGTAGTTACCGTATCCGCTGGTTTTACTCTCATCGTTGAATTGCCAAACCATCACGTTAACTCCGTCGATATATCCACGAATCTCCATACCGTCTTCGCTTTCTTGTGTGTCGTCGAAATGATCTGCTTCAAATTTAGCAAAGAAGTCAGAAGAGTCGTCGTATGACTGTCCATCGTCTGCCTGTAGATCCTCTGAGACTGGAGCCGTCGTTCCGGCAAGTTCTCTAATACGAGACAATTCTGCAATCTGTGGATCTTGTTGTTGTGGAGCCATTCTTTCTACAAATTTACGAGCAACTTGTTCTGCCTGTTCACCAAACTTCTTGCCTACCATGGTACAAACGCCTTCTGGCCCTTTGGGGAATGTGCCTGTGTCACGATCATAAAATGACGTGATAAACTCTGCTAATTCTTCAGTGTTTAATCTTTGTTTTCTTTTTTCAAAATCACGTTTTGGCTTGTCATCTTTGTATTCTATATCTTTCATAGTCAGCGGTGATTGACCTGCTTTTTTTCTATCCACTGCTGGTCTTTCATAGTCTCTAGAATTATCTGGATCTACAGCTTCTTGTGGTACTGGCTCTTCTGCAGGCATATCCGCTGCCGCTGGATCAACCGGTGCTGGTTCCGCTTCCGGGGCAGTTTGGTCACCTCCTTGGGCTGCTTCCGGGTCAATCACCATGTCGCCAAAATCCAACTGTTCTAATGCTTCAGGTGCATTAAATTCCAACCAATCGCTGACCAATGGTCTCACATCTGCCTCGGGATCTTCTGCGGCCTGTTCTTTGATTCGCTTGTATAGTTCTGGATCTTCAATCAATCCTTTGAGGCTTTCGATGGCATTGGTGCCGTCTACACCTGCTGGAAATGCTTGACCTACTAGTTCTTGTAGTTCTTGTAATGCTGCCTGTTGTTGTTCAGGGTCTTCACTGGTCACTGCACTATCTTCGCCTAGGCCCATGACCCAATTTTCAAATTGAGCAAATGGGTCGTTGTCTTCTGTTTCAACCGTTAGGTCTTCGTTGTTGATTTCTTCTTGTGTCATAGCGACTATGTCGTCATAGCCTATGGTGCTTCCTTCTTTCATCAGTCTGTATAAGACCGGAAACACAGTTGCGATATCTTCTTTGAATGATCTTACTGTGAATTTTTGTTTGAAATCTTCAACTACATCTTGAGGTATTTCTTCACTGTCATAGGCCTGGAAGTTTTCTTTATATGCCTCGTAGTGGCTTTGTTTGCTCAATGCCTTGATTTGTTCGCGTAGTCCGTTTAGATACTCTGTGCTTCTTTCGACCACTGAGTTGGTATCTGAATTCATTAGATCATTACGTACCACGTAGTTACCGAAACTCTTGAGTTGAGCAATCTCTTCACTCATTTTAGTAATGCTTGCACCCAATTCATCATAGGGTAAACCGCCGTTAGCCACATGTCGTTGCATGGCTCTGGCACCAGCAAGATGAATAAAGGGATATTTGAATCGTTCACCGTCTTGATTTTCTACAAACAAGGCACTGATATTTCTAGTTCTAGCCCCTGGTTGGGTGTCATCCATAACCGCATGGCTGTGTTTAATAATTAGACGTGTGTCCATTAATTTTTGATAGCTCATTGTTTTGCTACCGTACATCGAGCTTTCACTCATTATGTTTTCACTCATTAGGCTTTCTCCAACTGGTTTTTGTACCATATTTGTCTGTGGTTTAGGTTGTGCATTCTGACTAAGGAATTGATAATCTCGTTTGTCAAGATTGTCTTTGGCAATGTCTCTAGTGTCAAAACTCAATAATCTGCGTTTGGCAAATTGACGCAATTCTTTCAAGAATCCATACCAACTTGTTTTCTGTCCGTCGTCCATGCCTTCAGTGATCCCATTAGAGAAATACACCTTCATGCTATTGGGTTCTGCAAGGCTGATACTGACATGTCCTATAGGCGTTTGCCCTTCTGTATAGTCAAAATCAAAGAATCTTGCCTGTTCCGGATTGATAGTGATTGCGCCGGTTTCTTCACCCAGCTTCAACCCAGAGAAACGGCTGCGTACTTTATAGAATAGATCGGTGGCTATGTTGTTTGTTGCGTCCATAAGTATATTTATCAAAGACCCATGCTGACAAAGATCGGCATAGGCATGCTTTCCTCGGTGATTTTTTCTGTCATTTTGTCATAGATCTGCGGATCCCAATCTGCCAACACATCTGCCATGCGCATGATCAGCAGGGTGGAACTGACCAAATCATCGTGTTCACCGCTCTTGGCTTTAAATCCCAGCCCCGATGCCACATATGTTTTTAGTTCGGATATCAAGGGCTTGCTGTGTATGGTCATTTTGTGATTTTCGATCATGTTTTTTAGCTGGCTACAAGCAGATATCTTAGATCTATGCGTGGTGTTAAATCCTTTACGGAACTTGCGTATGTGTCCTTTGCGTATGGGCTCTGAAAGAAACAGTCCATGGAAGTTTTCTTCACCTATGTCGTTGATTACTATCAGTGCAGATTCGCCTATGGTATTGTTTTCAACGCTGTAATACATGATAGGTGCGCCGCCCCGTTCTTCTCCGCGCTCATGTATGTATTTTAGTATTTCTCGCAAGACCCTAACCTGCTGTTGCACAGGAGTGGTGTTGTGATGCCACTCTGCTACCTGCACCATTTCAGGCATTTCGTAGACCTGTATGGCGCCGTAGTCTCCGCCTGTGCCCAAGCTAGGATCTAAAGCTATTAGATATGTGGCTCTGGGGTTTATTTCTTTGTACCAACGTGTCTGCCCCATGTTCATCATAGGGTCCGATCCCGCAAGTTCAACCAACTTCACAGAGTTGATTAGAGTTTCATCATAGATCAAGAATTCACATTCAAACTCTCTACGGAATCGTTCTTCGCCGATCTTGGCACGTTCTAATCTAGCCCACTCCTCGTCTCGGTCTGGATGTTCTTGCCACGGTGCAAAGAAGGGAAAGAAGCCGTTGACACCTAATTTAGTTTCATTGCCAAAGTCGTCAAATCGTTTGTTGGCTTCTAACCAAATCATGGCAAACTGATCTTCATCACTGTTGGGTGTTGATGTGATAATAGCTTTACCACCTGTGGCCAATGTTGGTGATAACGCTGTCCAGAACTCTTTGGCTTTTTCTGGTGGTTGCACAAATGCAAACTCATCACAGTAGATCAGCGAAAGAGATTTACCACGGCCTGTGTTTTCAGTTGTGGT